GTGGCGACACAGCTGTCGTCAGCACGGATCTTATCGGTCAAGGCTCAGTCGACTTCTCCTATAACTCGTCTCGTGTTGGAGTCATCTCTGGAACGTCTCAGCAACTTCTTGTTGCTGGTTCTGGAACAAGCGTCACTCAAAGCGGCGATTTCCAAATCGTCGATATTGGCGTCCTTGGCGAGCCTGGTATTGGTGTCAGTTACTCGGGTTCGTTTGTAACTCTCGAAAACCTGATCAGTACGGGATCTGGTACGTCCGTGGCTTCGAGCGGAGACTTCAAACAAGTCAATGTTGGAGCACTGCCTGGCACCAACGTCACCATTGGCTACTCCGGCGCGTTCTTTACTACAAACAGTACTGCAGAGGCAGGCGCTTCTGTGGTTACCGTTTCTGGCGAACCAGGGGACAATTTCCTTGGTGGTTCGCTCTGGTTCGACACGAACGAAGGACGTTTGTTCGTGTATGCATCGGGCAACGATGTAGCCAAACCAGATTGGTATATCGCCAACGCCGAAGCTCTTGCAATCAAGAGCGAGGTTCCTCCTTCTGGAACTGGTGGACTCAATGCTCCGCCTCGAGATGGCACCATCTGGTTCAACAACCTCATGGGTTCGCTGTTTGTTTACGACGCTGCTACAAGCGGTTGGTACGAGTCTGCACCTTCGAGGACACCCTCTTATGGCGATACTCCTCCTGTTTATGCTGTTGATGGTGCTCAGTGGACCGATAGTCGGAGCAATGTCATTCACGTCTGGAATGGCACTCAGTGGGCTGACGTTATTGCTAGCGGTAACGATCCTGGCCTTTCTACTGGCTCTGTTATTGGCCTGATCATGGGACTTAGCTAACTTGACTTAGTCGACTTAGTCCACTTCAAAAACGATGGCAAAAGCTAAAACCGAAAACAAAATCGATTCACGTCCTAAGCGCACAAGGCAGGGACAAGGAACGCACTCAAAGCCATCTCATGGTCGAAAGTTACGTAGGGGCCAAGGCAAGTAAACTTAAATGAGAAACTGGAGGTAACGTGCTCTTATCTTTTAAAGCTGGTGAAGCTATCGCTATTGGCGATGCAGTAGCCGTGGATATGAGCACCTCCGGTCACATCCGGACAGCTCGTTCCTCTGGTGATTTAGACGAAGCCAACACCATTGGTGTAGCTGTAGACGCAGTAAGTGCAGGCACGCTTTGCCGTGTGGTTACCGACGCGCAAGCTGTTGTTTATTCAGGTCTTGTTCCAGGACAACGTTATTTTGTTAGCGCCAGTGGAGGAAAGATAGTTGATTATCCAACATTTACAGCTGGATTTGATCAACTTGGTGCGTCTGGAGCTTACTTAGTGGAGATGGGTACAGCTATTAGCTCTTCTTCACTTAGAATTTCTCCTCAACAGCCTCGATATGTAATTAGTGGGTTTCTTTGAAAAAGTGTAGAATAAGTCGTAAGTATCTGGTTGTGATCGGTGCCCAACAGATCGATATTCAACCGCAATTACACAAGTTACCAGGCTGACGGTACAACTGTATATCTAGCTAACGGACAAGGTGTTGTTACAAACCCTGCTCCAACAGCTACTTTGACCGCTGGAGCTGATTTGATTGCTGGTGAAGTTGTCTCTGCAAGTGGTAGTTTTGTAGTACCTTCTACTGCTTTAAGCGGTGTAAATTCTTATCAGTTTTCACCAATTGGTTTCGCCTCTGAAGCTGCTTCTAACGGAAGTGACGTAATCGTAAATCTAGACGGTGTCATCAGCTTAACTGACGTAAATATCACCGCTGATACCGCCTTGATTCCAGGTGAATACTATTACTTATCTAAATTTGAAGGTGAAGTAGTCCGCTTTACGACAACCTCCGGAACGGTTACAGGTTCAGGAAGTAATGCTTATCAAGCAGCAACAAGTCTTGGTTTAGCGATTACCGCAACACAACTCAGTGTGGAAATTTCGCCACCTGTACTTCTCTATACTGGAGGTTAAAAGGTTAAATCATGGTAGTTCGCAGGCCGGTAGTTCTAGTCAGCGGCGCTCTAGCCGAGCTGCCTTTTGGTGACAGCATTATCACCACTGCTTCTGGTGGTCTCTTAACAGCAGGTAGTGGTCTTGTAGGTGGGGGAAACACAGATTCTACTATTCGTCTTGATGTCGCGTTTACTGCAGAGCCAAGTGGCCTGATTTACGTTGGCAACGAAATTGGAACTGATGGCGTTGCGCTTGCACGTTCATCCGCTGCTCTTGCTTCAGGTAATGCTGCTCTCGCAGATTCAACTACTGCTCTGGCATCAGGAAATGCTGCGCTTGTTGAAGCTGAAGTAGCTTTATCTTCTGGTAACGCCGGTCTTACAGAAGCAGCGATTGCAATTGCCTCTGGTAATGCTGCTCTGGCAGTTGCTGCAGTTGCACTTAGCTCTGGTAATTCATCTTTAGCTCTTGGTGAAGCTGCACAAGCTTCCGGTAACGCTGCTTTACAAGACGCTGCCACAGCACTTGCATCAGGTAACGCAGCTTTAGTTTTATCTGAAGAAGCTCTTGCTTCAGGCAATGCTGCTTTAGTAGACAACGTTAGATCACTTGCTTCGGGCAATGCCGCTTTGGCAGATGCTACTGAAGCCCTTTCTTCAGGTAACGCTGGTTTAGCAGACGCAGTTACCGCTGTGGTCTCAGGTAACGCTGCTGTAAGTGATGCAGTAGACGCTCTTGCTTCAGGCAACGCCGCACTAACGGACTCCGAAGCAGCTCTTGCTTCCGGTGTCGAGGCTGTCCGAATATCTGTCGATGCTCTCGCCTCTGGTAACGCAGGTTTAGCAGATTCGCAAACTGCTCTTGCTTCCGGAAATGCGGCTACTGCTGATGCAAATCGAGCTCTTGCTTCAGGTAATGCTGCTGTTGAACTAAGTAACACAGCTCTGGCTTCAGGCCAAGCAGCCGTGGCTTTGGCAAATACTGCGCTTGCCTCAGGTAATGCTGGTTTAGCTGTTGCTAATTCTGCGATTGCTTCAGGTTCAGCCTCAATTGCCGTTGCACTTAATGCTCTTGCCTCTGGTAATGCTGGTCTTGCTGTTGCTGTAGAAGCTCAAGCATCAGGTAACGCCGCTTTAGAAGATTTAGCAGGTTCGCTTGCTTCTGGTAATGCTGGTATCAGTATTGCCTTAGCAGCTCAAGCTTCTGGAAATGCTGCGATCTCCGATGGAATTGTTGCCCTTGCTTCAGGTAATGCTGGTCTCGCATTAGCTGCGACGGCTGCAACTTCAGGCAACGCTGCAATTGTCGACGCCACAGTCGCTCAAGCATCGGGCAATGCAGCTCTGAGTTTGGCAAACACCTCACTCGCCTCGGGCAACGCAGCTCTTGAAGTTTCAACAACTGCATTAGCCTCAGGTAATGCAGGTCTTGTGATTGTTCCGATCGCTCAAGCATCCGGAAACGCAGCCCTCGCCGCTTACGCAGCTAACCCAGGTCTTCAGACCGGGGAGGCTATCGGCCTAATCATCGCGCTTTCGTAACATGACTCTGCGTAGAGGACTTGTCTATTCCGGCGGTTTCGTTGTTGAAAACCACGACGACGACGTAATTCCGATTACGGGTGATCTAATCGCCGGAAGTGGTTTAGGCGGTCGTATTTTTACGCTTGGTCAAGATAACTTTGTTCAGACTGACTTGCCGGATAATGCATCCGGTCTTATTTACACAGCCGATGGCAAAATCGGCTTAGACGGTGTTGCACGTGAAAGAGGTGTAATCGCAATCGCTTCTGGCGATGCCGCTGTGGCGTTAGCCGCAATTGCCCTTGCTTCTGGTATTGACGCGAATGTAGTTTCTGCCACTGCTCAAGCTTCAGGCAATGCATCTATAGCTACGTCGCTCACAGGGCAGTCAATTGGTAACAATGCCCTTGCTTCGGGTGAAGAGGCGCAAGCATCAGGTGACGCAAGCTTAATCGTAAATAGAGACGCTTTAGCTTCAGGCAATGATGCTCTTGAAGACGCCGCTGTTGCTATTTCTTCGGGTAATGCGGGCTTGGCTTTTGCAGTCACAGCCGGAGCCTCCGGTTTTGCTGCAGAGTTCAATGCGAGTTCGGCACTTGCTTCGGGCAACGCCGCTCTTGTAAACAACGCTCAAGCAATTACTTCAGGCACTGCCGCCGTAGTTAATTCGCAGACTGCTATCGCTTCTGGTGCTGCTGCCGTTGTGGTTAGCAACGTTGCTATCGCTTCTGGCAGTGCTGCAATTGCGGATGCTTTTATTGCACAAGCTTCAGGTAATGCAGCTTTAGTCGACGCAGTCATTGCTTTTGCCTCTGGTGCAGCCGCTTCTGAACAAGCTGCCATCGCGACTGCATCGGGTAACGCTGCTCTTGCTCAGTCGGAAAACGCTCTTGCATCAGGTAATTTATCTCTCATCAACGCTGTAGAAGCTCTAGATAGGTCTCAAGACTCTACAGTTACGTCCATTTTCAGTATTTTCCAAGCAGATAACGCAGTCGAGGCTGCTACTGAAGCCATTGTTTCTGGTACTGCTGGTGAAGCGATTGCACCAATAGCGATTGCTTCTGGTGATGCTGTTCACGCACCTGCAGCTGTTGCTTTGGCTTCCGGCAACGCCGCTCTTGCTGAAATTCCAGAAATTATTGCTTCTGGTAATTCTTCTGTATCTTTAGCACTTGTCGCTCTTGCTTCAGGCAACGCGGCTCTTGTGGACACCTTCGAGGCAAGAGCCTCTGGTAACGCTTCGATCTCAGAGTCGCTTACGTCGATTGGCGTTGCTAATACTGCAATCATCAGTGGAAACGCAGCGATATCTACTGGTGCTACAGCAACGACCAGCGGAGTTCTCTCAATCGCTCAAGCAGATCGAGCAATCGTATCTGGTTTAGAGGCTCAAGCTTCTGGCAACGCTCTCGTTTCGGATTCAGTTACAGCACTGGCGTCTGGTAATGCTGCCTTAAGTCTTATTGTTAATAATCCTCCTGTAGATCAAGCGCAGTTAATAGGGTTGATTATGGCGTTGAGCTAAAGTCTTGATACCACATAGGAATAGTGATACAAACTCTACCGTTGAGATCTTCTTCGTCCTCGTCCATCACGACTGGTGACACCTGATGTAGCGCCCAACCTGGAAACATAACCATTCGGTTATTTTTAAATTCAATTTTTTTATCTAGTTCTTCAAAATAAATATCACCCCCTTTGAATTTCTGCGGCTCTTTACATAACCATATAAGACATGTTGCACAAGAATTATCTCTGTGTTTTTTGTAATCGTCTCCGTTAACATATAAACTGTATATTAAATTATGAGTGTTAGATAATAAAACTGCATGATTTGCAAAACCTAGTTTTGAAAACTCTTCCGTGATTCCCTTGTAAAGTTTTTGACTAGCTTTGTCAGCCTGTATGTGTCTCCAGTTTTTGTAATAAATGGGAAAAAATGCTTGTCTCGAGGCTAAAGCTTCGCCGTTGTGCTCAGCTGATCCGTGGTGTATTTTGTCTCGTTGAAATAAACCCTCTTTGTAAAACTGCTCAATTTCGCCCCAGACAGCTTTGAGTTCTTCATCATCTAAGAAATTATCTTTACACAGAACATCAAATGCTTTCATGCCCCTGTTGTGTAATTTTTTTGGATTGCCGTCAGAATACTACTACGGCTTGGGGTTCCTCGGTTGATTTTTACCGTATATAATAAAAGCATCTCGGTAGCATCAAAAAAACTCTAATGGCTACTTTCTTGAATGCAACTCTAGACGCCATTAGTGACGTCGAGACTATTGGATATACGTCCACAAGCGATTCAACCATCATTCTGAGTATTCTCACCGCTAACCGTGATGGAAGCTTGGCCGCTGATATCACGGTCTCGCAGTACAGTGCTGGTGGCAGCAGAGAAAGCTTCTTAGCTTTCACAGTCCCGTGCCCTGCGGATGCAAACTTAGAAATTTTGTCGAATAAATATATTCTTCCTAGCGGTAAATCTCTTCGATTCTCTTCTAGCGCAAGCGGTTTCCTTGATGCTACCTTGAGTCTTGTTGAGGTTTGATAAATGGCTGACTTCCGAGGGCAATTTTTCTCGTTCGAAAAACGAGAACCTGAACCTTTACCTGAGCGAATTAGGTTAAAGGATAAAACCACTCGTTACGCTCATTCAGTAACAATTGAAGAACTTAACAGCATTGGGTATGAAGGACCGGTAACAGTACCTTCATATACCACTGATCAGTATTTAGTCTGGGATCCGGCGTCTTTGACTTATTCCGTGGTTGACGGAATTGACCCCGTCCATGGTCGCTTTGTCGAGAATCAGGAAAACTGCAAAGCACGGGCGCTTTTAAATACACGTATTAGTAATTCAATCTCTTCGTCTAACGAAGACGGCTTGTATACGCAAAAATATATTAATGAATACAGTGTATATAAAGGTAAACTTCTAGATCTGTATTTCAAAAAGGATGTTTGCGAGCTCACTTGTGAAGATATTCCATCACCTCCAAGATCTTCAAGAGCTTTTGTATCTGAACAAAATAAATATCTAAATAGTTTGGCGAGCGGTGTAATTGGTATATATAAATCACAATATGAAGGGATGGGTGTTATTCCCAATATTCATTCTGAATTAGTAGAATTTTTACCGTTGCCTTACTCTGATTGGGTGAAAGGAAGTGGACTTCTAGATGTAGAAGTAGTAGTATCTCATCCAGATGGATTTGAAGTAGTTAAGCCCACTTTCGGGAGGCATTGTTTCTCATGAGCGCAAAACGTCCTGCTGGTTATGCCGGTCCTTATACAGCACCTTCAGAGAATGCTGCTCCTGGCTCTTATGTAGCTCCTACTGAAGCAGCGGCACTTAAACAACAGGGTAATTGGCCTGCTGGTTTTGTTCCTAATACTCCGCCTGGAATTCTGCCTGGTGAAATCGTTGCAGTTTTAGCTACTGGAGTAATCGACGCTGTCAACGCAGCAGAAGAAGGCTGTTTGTCAGTTGCATCAGGATTTGATGTCAATCGTGGCGATTATTACGATCTTTTTACTGTCTATAACACCACTTTCGGCGTTGGTGATGGTTCCGCAAACTTCGGAATTATCGATCTACCGAAGACTCACAATTACCTAGAGGGTACAACCACTTCTGGTCTTACTTACCCTAGTCAATATCGTTCTGACAGCGTGATGCCAGAACACACCCATGAACTAAGCGTCTGCACGTCGTTAACTATTCAAGGACTTTATCAAAATACTCAGGCAGGAAATACTCCTTCTTATACATACAATACCGACGACAATAGAAATGAGTCTGAGAGAAATGAAGCTCGACACCGTCAAGTCATTCAATGTGTAGCCAAAAAGGAACTTAGCTCGCCGCCTATTGGGTCGCTTCAGTATGTTCTTGCACCCAACGCACAGCCCGGTGATATGACGGGTTTCGGTTTTAATACAGTAAATTATCTTATTGCTAGCGGGCAGAATGTTAGTCGTACTGAATATGCAGAACTATTTAACAGAATTGGTACTAAATACGGCACGGGTGACGGAAGCACGACTTTTGGTTTACCTGATTTCCTAGGTCTCTTTAACCGTGGCGCAGAACACGACGATTACATTACTATTTCAGGTACTGATGTATCGTCCTCTGGTTATCTCGGTGACAAAGTAGTTAGACACAGACATACAAGGGGCGGTGTGTTTTTCGTTTCTGGAAATCAGGGTAATAATGCAGGAGGAGCTAGGATTCAAGGTATTGGAGGCTCCGAATCGGGTGAGTCAAGTCTGGGAGGGGCAGAAACTAGACCAAAAAACATCACTGCGCTCTATTATTTAGTTGCTAACGGAGGAACCTGATGGCTGCTGGTTTTTTAAAAATTTTTCCCGTCCACCGTGGCAACGCCTTTACTGGTTCCGATGGGATCAACTACATCTTGCTGAACGGGCTCTCTTACGCAAGAACTGCTTATCCAGATTTAAGTCTGCTCTGGCCTAGTGGCGCGTATGGAAGTGATGATACCAATATGCACATGCCCGATCTCACTGATCTTGAGCTTCGAGCTTGGAGCAGCGCGGGTTATTTTGATCCTGGTGTTGAAGCACGGACTGCTCTTTCGGGTACTCTCCCCGTGGGCTCTGGAATGGGCTCTTTCCAAGATGCAGAGATGCAAGTACACACTCATTTAGACTCTCAAGCTGGAGCGGGCGGTCGTTCTACCGGAAATAACCCTAATAGAAACGCCGCCATCAATTCAAGTTCAGTCGATTCTACCGGTATTAATATTGAAGGCTCAGGTGTTGTAGGCGCGGCAGATTCAAATGCACTGAAGCTCGCTCATACAAAAGTTTATTTTTATATTGCTGCTTCTTAGGTATTATCGCAAAACACGTACCAACCTGTGAGGATATATTTATCCTCTGTGGGGGACGCTATTCCTCTATGCGTGTGAGTAAAATCAGTAGGCCAAAGCACGACCTTTCCTTGCTCTGCTTTGACTTTAGTGTTTAAGTATTTGAATTCCGTTTCCCCTCGATCTTCCACAGTATTTAGATACATCATCCAAACAAGCATTCTGGTTGAAACACACGTTTCGCCTCTTTCGTGGTGAAAAGCGTGATATCCGCCATCAGGTGCTGTGTATTTTTGAATGTTAAATACAACCCCTGTGAACTGCATAACGTCTATTTCCTCAAAATCAGTCAAATAGCTATAAATGCAGTCCCATAAAAAATTTAAAGGAGCGACGAGTTCTTTTATCTTGTGAGCTTCTTTGAACTGAATCGCTATATCAGTTGAATCTTTAGCTGCTTTGTCAGCGGGCTCCCCTGTTATTTTTGTCCTTAACGTTATTCCAGGAGCTGCTAAATCCTGGTTTGCTTCAAACCATTCAATAACTTCTTGACATTTATACGCATCAGGCATTTTGTATGTCCGGATAAAATTTTCTTCTTTTTTCTTCTCCTTGATATATCTTTTCTCTTTATCAAAAAATTTGTGCTTGAAGTTACCGTTTGCTCTGACGTAGTGTAAAACTGCTTGAACACATAACGTTCCTTCAAATTTATTGTTTCCGTGAAGAGCTTTACTACCTAAATAAATGATTGCATCACCGGGCTCTAGTTTTATAACTTCTTCTTTATCGCTTGAGATTTGTATCCAAAAATCCCAAGTTTTAGATGACTCTAAATTAATAGTTACGGATATTTCACAGCCTTGTTCGTCTCTGTGTCCGTCTAAAATACAGTCTTTTTGGTAGATGCTTGCGTAGGAATAAGAAGGTAAAACACTTTCCCCGACTAAATCCGATATATCTTTTGTTTTTTCTACGAGTAACTCTACAAAAGGAATAAAATCATATTTCGAAGCTAGTGTATTTGGTTTTTGCTTATCTTTTTCAAAAATCCTTTCTTCTACATACTCTTGAAATTTTTTACTAAGAGCTAAACCTCTGTCAGTAGATATAAAATTTTTTAGAACGATGTACTTGTTATCATACAGTTCTTTATTGATCATGATCTTTTTTTAATAACTTATGCGTGTGCGTGTATAGTACCACAAAGCCTTGATCAAAGTAATTTTAATCTGAGACCGTAGAGCAGCTCATCCTCGTTTCCTACTTTGCCGTCGAAAAAACTATTGAAACTGATAGTTGTCCGTGGCTTCGTTGAAAAATTTTCAGATACAGAATGCCTCAAAAGCGAAGGAAATATAAGCATAGTTTTGTTTACGGGTTCATGAACATGTATGGTTTCTAAAGGCCCTTCTTCTTTTCTTACAAGCAAACGTTTTTCTAAAGAATAAGCATTGGGTTCACTAAACCAAGTATTTCCTGATTCTCCTTCTAAATAAATAATGCCACTTAAGATAGACCATTGATGTTCGTGAGCGTGATGCCATTGGTTTTCCGTGCTTCTGTTAGCCCACATAAGGCAGACTTTAATATCTTCAAAAAGCGTATATTTAACTTCAGTAGCTACTTCTTTGAGTTTGGGGTTTATAAAGTCGCATAAAAATTTCCAATCATTTTGTCGGTGTAAGGACTCTTTTCCGAATGTAGATTTACCGTAATAAGGTGCTCCGCTTTCTCTATTTTTAACACTATCTATATCTAATTTGTCAATCGAGTCCATTATAGATTTGTGAATATCATCGGGTATGTCATATTTGAATATAGTTGTGGGCAAGATATCAATTCTTTCCATCAGAGACAGCCGATGCGTGTGCTCGTATAGTACCACAAAACCATTTATGAACAAAAGGATTTGTTTGTAATTTGACTTGAAATTGACCTAAAATAGATGCAGAACGCACCATTGTTTATGGTCGGTTCGGAATTGGATCTAGTTTTCAACCTAGAATGTTTACAAAAAAGGTCTGCTAGAAAACGATTCCGACGAAGTATTCTTGACGAGTGGCCTGAGTGTGCCTACTGCGGTAGAAAACACCCAACCACTTTAGATCACGTAGTGCCTCGAGCTAAAGGAGGTAGCCAAGACCGCAAAAACCTTATCGGTGCCTGCGGGGCTTGCAATCTCGAAAAGTCAGATCTGCCGTGGTTTGAGTGGTATCGAGGTCAAATTTTTTGGACACCAGAAAGGGAGGACAGGATTTTGAGCTGGATTAACCAGCCTGATCCTGAGCCTCCCTCTCCTGTATTTATCAACTGGATGGCAAAAGGAGCTCTTTTGTTGCCAGAAGCAGTCTAGACCGTTGTAGGTACACACCCTTGCGGTCCGTGGCTTTTCATCTTTTGGATAAGTTTCCGCTGATGATGACGGTTTTCCGGACGAGAGAAAAAAGGATCCTCTTTGACTACTTCGATCGCTTCTAACGTTTGCTCGCAAGTCATTTGCCAGTCGTAAGGACTGGCATTTGCGAGTATCGCAAGAATGATCGAAATCATTTTTTCGCGACCTTAGTCACGATTCCAGCGATTTTTTCAATAACTTTGTAGAACTTGCCATAGAGTTCATCGTCCTTAGGAGTCGGAGTCATATTGACGATTGCGAGAGCTAACAGGTGAGCTGCACCAGCAATCCCGACAATTGCCTCCCAGTTGTTAAGTAAGAAAGCCATGAGAAAAAAACCTGTACAATATAAATATACTCCCAGACGTATAAACAAATGCCTGCGATTCTTGAAGACGCGGTTAAGTCAATTATGAAGGAAAACCCTGATATGAAGAAGGGTGCAGCTTACGCAATCGCCACAAGCACCCTTCAAAAAGCAGGTGATCTTAAAAAAGGCACCGTGGAAGCCACTGAAAAAGGTAAGCGAAGGGGTGAGATGAGCAAAAAAACTCGGGCTAAAACTCGGGCTAAAAAATACAAGATTGAGCGTGAAAAAGAACGCAAAGGTGAAGCAAAATCTCGTGATGGTCGCGACGAACGGAGCACCAGCGGACGGCTGTAAGTGCCTGAGTTCAATTACCCCGATATACAGCTCCCGAAAATCAAAAATTTTCC